CTTTTCTACTTAATACCTCATCGAATATATATGAGTCATTATATTTATATAGAGCAACTAAAGTACTTGGATCTACAGAATAACCAAAGTCCATTCCATATCCTAATAATCTTGCTTCTATTGGTACTGTATTAATACCTTTCCAATCAGGAATACATACACCTTCTAATGATCCTGTTTCTCCTAATCCATATACTCTCCACCAATTAGACCAATATGTAGAATTTTTTGCTTTTTCTTTTGCTTTCTCTATTTCTTTTACAATTGATTCTGGCAATACGTCGTTATCTTTATATGTCAACGTAATATAATCAACATCTTTTTGTCCAAGCACCTCCTTGTCAACCCAAAATAAACTAGATGGATTGTAATCTAACCAAACAATACCAGATGTTCTAACTACTAATTGATTATAGGCATCAAATGGTACATTATTACACTCATTTATATATAAGTCTGTTCGTCTTGCTCCTCTTAATTTATCTGGTTGATCTGTTGAAAAGAATTCAATATAACTTCCGTTAGTAAAAGTATATTTTAAAGTGCTCTTATTGAATTGATTATCTTTATATCTATTTAATCCATTAAGAATAGAAAGAAAGTCCTTTAGGGCACCTCTACGAAGATGTGGGATTGATTCAGATACAATACTTATTTCTTTCCCTTCATTTTTTATTGCATAATCTATTAAAATAAGTAAGATACAAATTGTTTTTCCAGCAGACGTACCACCTCTTACAACTCGTATCCTATTATCAAGATCTCTTAATTTATCTAATGCAATAGTTTTTTTAACTATCATACTAATCTACAAACAAAGGCAAATCTTCGTTAATAGTAATATCTTTAGTTTCTCTTGGTTTACCTGCATAATAGTTATAGAACAACTGAACATATTTAAAATCAGCATGCTCTAACCCTTTCTTTAATGCATCAAACGCTAATGGTTCTAATGGAGTTAATTTTTCTATTAATTCTATTTCATCAGCTTTAGATTTTCTACCTGCTGTTTTATGTCCACCATTATTTTTTCTGCCATCCATAATTAAAAAACTTTATTATTAATTATATAATAAAATAGAATTCAATCTGTTAATTTATAATGTATCCATTTTTTTTGAAGTAATCATTTCTTTTCTTTAGTTTTTTAGTAACCATTTTTAGTTCCTTTACTAATTCCTGATTTGTAATAACAAGACTTTCATTGTCTTCTTTAACCTTTAGCCATCTATTTATAAAATCTTGCTTTGCTTGATTACTATCTATATTTTCAGCTTGTATAGTTTCAATTTTAGTTTTTATATTTAAGTAAGTTGATTTAAGAGCTACATTTTGGTTTGCCCAATTTTCAAAGTTTTTTAAACCCCATAAAACAGTAGCATGATCTCTACTTACTGATTTACCTATTTCAGATAAAGATTTGAATGTGTATTCTCTACATAGTTTATAATATAATGCTCTAGCTTCTACTATATCTCTATGACGTCTTCTTGTATCTATGTTTACTTTAGTATTTTTATTTACTAATTGTTTAATTGTTTCAATTTCCATTCCTTAATATGTTTTTTATTTCTTTTAATGTTAGATATTCACTTTGATTTATTGCTTTCAATATACCAGCACAAGCTTCATATTCTTCATTTTTTTCATAAAGCTCAATTGTTTCTTCTAATTCTTTTATATTAGTTCCATTAGCTATATCTAATAGTGCTAACATATAATATTCTTCAATTATTCTTTTAACTAAGAGTTCCTTGGATGACGTACTCATTTATTTCTTCTGATTGATCAACAAAATATTTTTGGAAAATTCTTAAACCATATTCAACTTTATCTTTACCTGAATTATAAAAACTTTCTTCTACATCCCAAATACCTAAATCACCTGATTTTTTATCAATAACAAAAAACTTAAAATCCTTATAGTCTACTTTAAATAAATTACAATATATATAGACTTGCACATCATAGCCATATTTTTTAGATGCCCATTCAAAACCTTTTAAATCAGCTGTTGTTTTTAAATCTGCAATATAATCAAAACCTAAAACATCTGCTTTAGCTCTAAAAGGAAAACCATCTAATATGTCAAAAGCAGGTACTTCAAATTTAGCACCTCTTGTATATTCTTGCCATATATCATTTTGTAATAAAGCATCTACAGTATACATAGCTCGATCATATTCTTTTCTTGTATATACAAACTGTGCACTCCCTACTTCTGCTACTTTTTCTTTATATTTTTTTGTTACTGCTGATTGTACTTCTACTACATGACAAAGAGTATCTAATTTTTCAGGTTCTAAAGCAGCTAAATGAATTAGTCTACCTGTTTTAAAAGCACTAGAATCAGAATGAAAGTTTAATGATCTAGCATAACTTTTAGGGGAATCTAACAATGATTTAATAGCTGAACTACTTAAAGCATACTTACCTAGTTCTCCATAATAAAAACTATCATCATACATTTTCTTTATTAGTTCTTCTTTATTCCAAACTTTACCATTTAATAATTGTATCTTTTCCATTCTTTCTTTGCTCTTAGTATATATTGATCTCATTTCTGCTATAGGTACAAAACAAGTATCTGGACCTTTCATAGACGGAACTAGATTAAGTCTTAAAGCTTCTAGTTCTTGTTTTGTTTCAAATTTATATTGGTTGTCATCAATAATAATATTTACACCACCTTGCTTAATAGCCCAATCTAGAAAATTTATTTTAGGTGATTTAAAAGTTATATGTTTCCAATTAGGATTCTTAATTACATCTATCATTATTTATCTTTTACAAATGTTCCATTTTCCATCTTACCTGTTCTATCTTTTATTTCTATGTATGCAGATTCTATACATCCTTCTATACTTAAATTACAAAGATATGCTAGGTTGGTTAATACAACAACACAATCTCCAATAGCATCTTCTATTTCTAATTTATCTTTTTTTAATATTGCTTGTGCTAATTCACCAGCTTCTTCCATTAATTTAAGATATTGAGTTTTTGGATCACCATTATCTAGTATTCCTTTTTGTCTTGCCCATTCTCTAATAGGTTCAAATTCATTATTTAGTCTCATAGTGTAGTTATATTTTTAGGATTAAAGTTAGATCGCCCACATAAAGGATATAGTCTAGTATGAAATGATTCACCTTTACGTATACGTTTCTTTTTGAAAACAATATCTTCTGTTGCTACATGATCTTGTCTACCATAATAACCAATGATTTCTCTATCTGGTTCTTCTAAGTTTATAGATCCAATATATTTATTGCCTTGCATGTATTCTACAAAGTAACCAATGTGTTCGTATTCTATTCCGTGTAATAAATTCATAATATAATATTTGTTATTGTTATTGCTAATATAAACAAATTTTTAACACTAGACATTAATTTTTAATTTTATTATAATGTCGTTTATAAATATGTAAGTTTTGTGCAAAATGTGTATAAAAACCTTGATCAACTTTTAATGCATCACAAACTAATTTATGTAACTTTAAAAAACAATATGCATCATTACAAAAACCAAACCATAAATCATTTGATCTCATTATAACAGTCATGTGTAATTTATCTGAATCAGGTGTAAAATAAAACTGTATGCTTAATGTACAAGGTGTATCTTTAGAATATAAATTATGTTCTTTACCATCATATATTGTTATAACAGATCTTCTTGAATACTTATCTCTTTTTAATTCGTTTATAGCATATACTAGTTGATCATTCCTATCCCATTGATAACCATAATTTGAATTAACATATCCACGTTCATCCATGTGATTATACCATATTTTAGCTACTTTAGCTATTTCTTTAGCAGATCTATCTTTTGATAAATACCATTCCCATTCTTTCTCAGCATAATCTATTTTAAAGTTTCTCCATGGTGTTTTTACTATATGATCACTTGTATCTGTAATAGTAAAAGATTGGTTGTAAAAAGATTTTGTTCCATTATTATCTAATTGGCTATCTAGCTTTTCATAATAATATTCAAATGCTTCTGTTACTGTTTTAAATTGCCACATATATTTTCTTTTCTTATTGGATATTTATAATTATCTTGTTCAAATATATAAACTATTGCACCGTCGTGCAAGGTTTCTTTACATATATATTTACCTTTCATTTTTTGACCAGCAAAAATAAAACTATATAATTTATGTTTTACTAACATAATCATTAATTGTTATAAGTGTTGAGTTTACAGCTTGATGCATATCTAAATAAGCATATAAACCTAATCTACCTAAATGTGTTACTTTATTATCCTTCTTTGATAATTCTTTGTATTTATTATATAATTCTTTATTAATACCTTCCATATCATTAACTGGATAATATCTTTCATTTTTATTATCTTTATAATCACATGGTATTTCATAAGTTATTACACTTGATTCAGAATCATTTTTATAAGGTAAATTACTCCATTCAGTCCATCTAGTATAAATATCATCATCAGTAAAATTAACGGTTACATGTTCTGATTTTTTACCAATAATATATTCATTTTTAAACTTTATACTTCTATATGGTAATTCACCAAAAATACTATTATAAAATAAATCTATTGGCATACAAGAAAATACATGATCATAATTATTAATCATAGATCTATTAAATTCAGTATTTAGATTTAATTTTATATTTTTATGGTGTATAATTTCTTGGCACATAAAAGTATAACCATTTTTAGGTAAACATTGAAATTTATCATTAGGGAAATACTTTTCATTCATATCATCCCTTATTGGAACTCTATTTATAATTTTAGGATTTATTTCTTCTAATTCCATACCCCACATTTTTTTGGTATATGGTCTAAAAAAAATATCTAATACATTTTCTTCACCTACTATTTCTTTAGTTTCTTTATTTACTGGTAATGTTAAGTATTGATTATTATATAAAGCTTTTACCTTATGTGTATAAGGAATCCAATCAGTAAATCTTGATAAATAATTAAATACTTTTTCATTATTAGTATGAAATAAATGTGGACCATACTTGTGGACTACAATACCGTTTTTATCAAAGTAGTCATAGCAATTACCAGCAATATGGTTTCTTTTATCTATAATAGTTACATTATTACCGTGCTCTGCTAGTTGTCTAGCTGCAACACAACCTGATATCCCTGCTCCAATTATTAAAATATTACCCATTTATAATTGTATTTAATTCTGATTTAAATATGTCTTTATCTAATGGATGTGTATTATATAAACAATCCTTTTGGAAATTAGCATATTCCTCTAGTTCTGAATATGACATACTTTCTAATTTATTTATAGATATGCTAGAAGCTTCTTCGTTATTATAATATATCATTAATTCTTTTTTATCTCCTATCAATATACTACCTGCGTCTGCTACTTGTAATGGTCTAGCTCTCCACCATCCTGATCCAGAATGATAATAACCAGGCATTAAACAAAACCAATCTGCAGCATAAATATTTACCATTTGATTTTCTTTTAATCTTAATTGCTTATCTTTTCTAGATCCATAAAAATCTATAGGAAGTTTACAATCTAATTCTTTTAACCATTTTTTGGTTTTACCTTGCACTAAACTACTAAAATTATATCGAAAGTTTTTTTGAAAGGAAATATTATCTGCTTGCCTATTTAAATGATATGGGTTAGGATTATATGTTGTTATTAGATCTTTTTCATATTCAAATAATAAAGATGGATCACCACCAGCAAATGCACTTATTAAACATTTATTCTTTTTTCTGCTTAATATTTCAAAAGCTTTATTAAAATGGTCAGTGTATTTAACTAATTCATCTATTTCATATTCACTTTGGTTTACAATATATTCTCGAAACATATTATCTTTTAATTTATTTATACCATCATAAATACTATCAATTTGCCAATCATCAAAAGCTATTATTGCATTTTCTCTTTGACTTAAAGCATACAATCCATTATATACATATCCACAAAAACCAGCTGGATTATGAATAAAAATTATAATTTTATCATACTCATCTAAATTTTCTCCTAAGTTAACTGCTCTTTGAGTAACCACATGTCCCATATCCCTTAGTCCTCTTATAAGTGCATAATGTGATGGTACTACTTGTAATTGTTGTTTTTGATAAAAGTCTTGGTGGGTTTGAAGTTTATTCATTCCCGTAATTAAAATTTTCATGTTGTTTTGTTTTTAAAGTTATTTAATGATCCTAAATAAGCTACAGCGTCCAGTAGATTATCTTCTTTGTAATTATAAGAGTGTCTAGATAGCTTTAAAGCCACCATACATATATACATATCTTCAATGGTAATCTGTTTACCTGTGGCGTTGCTAGCTATATTAGCTGCTCTTTGCATACCTTCGTTAAAAGGTCCATACATTCTTTCTTTTTCTTCTGATCTTTCATTAATGATCTTATTTGCTTCGTCTAATATATTCATAATCCTAATGAATTTTTTAACATTCTTATGCTTGTTCCGTTAAATTTTTTAACACGTTCTCTATATTTAGAATCAGTACAATATTTTCTCATTGCTCTAGATTCTAAACATTCACCATACTTTTCTTCAAAAGCATCTATTTGTTTTAATTTATCTTTGATCATTTGTTCAGTTATTTGCATACCCTTTTGTTTATTTCTTTATTAGCCATTAATTTTTCATATTCTAAACCTTTCCCATTTATAATATTATAAAGATATTCATCTGTTTGTTGTGACCAAAACCATTTGTTGTAATTAAATTTCATATTGTTTTTTTGTAAATATAAACATTATTTTAACAAATAACCTATTTTTGTTGTTTTAGTTTCTCTAAATATAAAATAAAATCCATAGCCTCTTCTTGAGCGTGGTTAATCCAAGCATGAAAATCTTCAGGACTATCATAAAGAGTAGTTCCGTATTTTATAATACCATCTCTTGAACGTGAATGAAACTTATTAATTATTTTTTGAACTATAGGATCTTTTGGTAAGTTATTATATGAATAACCTGTACTATCAGTTGACCATTTGCCATCTTCAATCATCTCATTATACTTTTTTATGCTATCACTCATCGTTAGTTTCTCTTATTGATTTTACTATCATTGCTTCGAACAATCTTAAAATACCATATCCTAATATAATTTTAAAGACCAACATTTATTTTTGTTTTTAGTTTATCTATTTGTACTTTTAATTTTGCTACTTCTTCTTCTGCTTTTCTAGCTCTTATTACAGCTCTTAATTTATCAGATCTATATTGACTTAAAGAATCTTCATAAAATCTACTTTCTGATATAAGATTATTTACATAAAACCCAACTTCTTGCCAACAATAATACATATCATTAATTGTTTCTGATTCTTTTTTTTTCCTTGCTTTTACTATATTTTCACCAACAAGGTTAAAACTACTATAATATTCTGCTTCCTTTAAATTGTTTATTTTTTTATTCATATTCTTTATATAATCTTTTTAATTTTGCATAAACTCCATTTGTAAAACAACTACTACAACCAGTTGCTTTTTTATTATCATTAAAAACTCTATTATAAATGTTTAATAATTCTTCCTGAATTTCACCTTTTATTTGTGCTGGATTTAATTCAAAAAACTCTGATAGATAAATATATTCATTTTCCGACAAACAATTTGGTTTATAATAAGGAAATAAATAATTTAGTTTATCTTTTCTTTTATCACAACCGCAATCTTCACCTGCTAAAAATTTAACAGCTTTCTCTATTCCAGTTGCTTTTGTTATTTTTTCAACTGAATCACCTAAACCTTTAGAATCTTTATTATAATTTTTTTTCCATTGTTTATAGGCTTTTGATCTTTTATCACCTTTAAATTCTTCCATAATTTTTAATTTATTGATTCGTAATTATTATTTTTGTAGTTATCCCAATCTTTTTGGTATTCTTTTTTTATTATATTTTTCATATTTTTTAAACTATTAAATATTGATACCCAACTAATTTTTGTTTTAGAAGCTATTCCTCTAATACTTAATTCTGTATCTCTATAAATTTTAAAAAGTTTTCTATTATACCAATCCCAATTTTGTATTTCTTTGTCAATTAAATCACAAATTTTATTAAAAGCTATTTGTTCATCCATTTCACTATTGTGTGGAATTTGGATAAAAAATTCATCACTGTCAAGACTAACTTTATTAATTTTTTTCTTAGAATTATAATACTGAAAATACACGCTTCTAAGGGTAAAAAATATATAACCTCTGCTAACAATTCCATTTTTAATTATTTTTTCTTCTGAACTATATTTATAAATTACTATGTACATTTCTTGTACAATATCTTCATAATAATGTTTTTCACCAAAACTTTTTACTATTTTAATCCATTCATTATGTTGTTCTGCTACTTTAGCTAGCCATTCTGTGTTTTTGTCCATATAACCGTAATACTAATTACACCAATGCAACATTGCAAGGTAATTTCCTCTTGATCTTCGTATTCGTCTTTGCTATATAGTGCACCAATCATAAAACCAAATATAGGACTAATTAATATAATAGCCCCTTTGATTTGGCCAATTATTAAAAATATAAAAGTCACTATAATAAGTATTATAAAAGTTGTCAAAATATTAATTTTTCTTTAGGTTGTTTTGATAAAATATCTTTTTGCATAAATTCAAAGCCAGTATTATTAACTTTCATTTTTAATCTTATTGGCTCTTCATGTGGAGTTGGTCTACCACCAGTTTCGTTTTCTTTTACTTTTAAAACATATAAATTAGAATACATCCATTCGGTTGCGTGACTTGTATATCTATGAATGCATATTACATCATCTGCTCTATTTCCCCATTTACCACCACCTTCTACATCAGCCATTGATAATGGTTTAGATAAATTACCATATTCATGGTTTGCTGGATGTGTTCTTCTTAATGCTTCCGTTACACCATGTGCATTTAAAAATATAGTTGTATTATTTGTTTTAGCAAACATTCTAAATTCACTTGCAACTTGATAATCATATTCATGTCCACCAACAGTTTTTAATAAAGTATAATCTTTTGCCAAACTATTATATGGATCAACTAATAAACCATCATAATTCCATGCATCTTTAATTGATTGTGCTTCTTTAATTAATTGCTTATATGTATAAAGATCTTCCACATCTATTATTTTAAAATGTTTATCACACCAAGTAACTGATTCTGCAATTTGTGAATCTGTAGCTTCTTGAATTGGTTTACCCATTTTAAATTCTATTATTTTCCTTACAATACTTTGCGGAGTATTTTCACTTGACCATATTAAAAATCTTAAATTATGTTTTATTGCCCAAACCACAAATAAATAACATATAACTGTAGTTTTACCTGTATTAGCGTGACCTATTAGTAAATTAAAATTCCCTTGTTTAAAACGTAAATACTCATCTATTCCTTGTATTCCCATTCCAAGTCCTTCTTTTACTCTTCCATACTTTACATCTAATATTTTTTCTTTAATTGCTTTGCTTTGTGCTATCATATTTTTTGTGTTGTTTTATTATATTTTTTTTCTACATCTACAGTATGTTCTTTGTTTTTTTCAATATAATAACCTAAAATAGGATTAACTAAGTAATTCCAAAAATCATCAGGCATTTTTCCTTCTTTTATTTTTTTCATTTATATAAATAAAGGGGGCTATTAAACCCCCATTGTAATTAATTAAAAATCTAAATCATCATCTATTCTAGCTGGCATTTGTATCTCACTAGTAACTTCACTTTCAGTTTTAGATATTTTCCAACCCTGTATTGAGTTAAAGTATTTTGTTTCTCCCTGTGGATTAACCCATTCTCTACCTCTAAGATTAATACCAACAGTTACAAAATCATTTTCTTTAAATTGACTTAAATAATCTATTGAATCATTTATAAATTCAAGATTAATAACTTGAGGATAATCTGACGATCTATCTGTTTCTAAAATTAAATTTGCTTTTTTCATTCTATCAGTTACTTGTACTGATTTTCCGATTTTTTTAACGTAACCTTTAATTTCCATATTTATTTATTTATTTAATAATTGTTCAACTTCTTTTTCAATTCTATATTTACTTTTTATGTTTTCAATACTATTTCCTTCAGATATATATTTTTTAGCTTTTACAAAAGCAGCTGAATCTTTTAATAAAAGAGGTTTTTTAGGTGATAAATTTGTATTTACTTTATTTAAACCTTTTCCACTTGCAATATTAGCATCATCATCCACAGCTTGTAGTCCAAGTAATGAAGCTAATGTATATCTACGATAATATGTTATAGCAGAACCAAGTTTTTGAGGGTCAGTTAATCCTTTTGGAATTTTTAACCATCCAAAGTCTGTTGTTTCTGATTCTGTACACTTTAAGTAAGTAAATACTTTTCTTCCTCTAGTTGGTTGCGAAAGTAATATTTTATGCTTTTCCAATAATGGATCAAGCTGTTTAATAAGCGAATTAATATCAAAATACTTTGATTTGTAAAACGGATTATTTGCATCTTTGCTTATTGTTCCTATCTCTTTTCGTATTAGGAACATTTTCTTGTGAATGTTTGTTTCTTTGTTCATCTCATTACTTTGTTTTTAAAATTAATTGTTCTTTTGCTTGTATAAGCATTTCATTTTTCTTTTCTAATTCGTGTTGCAATTCTAATAATTTACCATAAAGTTCTGCTTTTGTTTGTTCCATATTTTTTTATTTAATACAAATATAAACAATTTTTGAATACAACGCAAAAAAAAGGGTAAGAAATAAATCCTACCCTAATTTCAAACAAAACAAAGGATCAAAGAAAGGTTTTTAATTTTTTATTATAGTTTTCTATCATATCTAAAAGATCTTGACTAGAATATTTTACAATGTTTTTACTTAACAAATATAATTCATTTGATAAATCTTCTCCTAATTTTTTTGAAAACTTATATTGTTCACCATATCTATAAACATTACAAGCTACACATTGTGGTTTTACATTACGTTCATCCCATCTTATAGAATAATGTTTACGACTCATAAAGTGGCCTGCTTGTATTTCTTTCCAATGTAACTCTTTTTCACATGTTACACATTTACAAATTCCATTATGATCAGAATTACTAATTCTTATATATTGGCTAAAAATTGTATCTAGTTTTTTTACTAGTTTACTTCTTGTAGGTTTTTTAGCTGTTTTAGGCATTTTTTAAGAATCTATGTGATTTAATAACAGTTTGCCATCTGTTTCATTAAAGCCTTTTATTAGCCTATATAAATGTTTACTATCTGATTTAACTTTGTTTTTTTCAGCTTTAGTACTATCTACACCTAAGTTAGTATATGATATAGCATCTAATTCTAAAATACTATCTGTTCTTTCTTTTACAGATAATTGAAAATCTTTAGCAATCTTTTCTGCTAAATTTCTAATAGTTAAATCTTCTGACATATTTATTATGATAAATTAAAATTAATTAACCACTTACCCACCAAAATTACATACTTTTTTTTAAAAATGTAAACTTTTTGATATAAAACATATTAACAATTTATTTATGTTTATTGTTACCAAACACTTTTTCAACACCCCTGGAACCGAAATAACCACCAATAACTATAGATAATAAACCGGTAATTGAATCTAATGGATAATTTAAATACCATCCAATTACATAACTTAAAGTTAAAAATATAAGAACTAAAGGGCGTACATTAGAAGCTAACCATGATCCTGATCTAGCATCAGCCACCCATCTACGTGTTGTACCGTCTATTTCGGAGCGCTCTAATTCAAGTTTTTTTAATGCTAATAGTTTATCATTATCACTCATTTCAGAACCCCCTATAATAGCCTGAATTACATTACCAGCTAGGGTATCCCCTGCTACTGCATTAACAACGTCAGGTATCTTCTTTAATAGAAACTGTCCTACTTGGGTATCTTTAAATTTCTTTTTGT